CAGCTCTTTTGGTATTTAAACCTACAGACTCTTTTGCAAATGCAGCACCTTGTGATACCTATCAGGTAAATGGTGGCGATGAAGCATTTTTAATGAATTTAAATACACCTCTTGAATGGGGTGGAACAGTGTATACAAATAATATTTATGTAAGTCCAAAGGGAACAATTACTTTTGGCGTAGGGGATTTTACATTCTGGACATATCCTCCAACACCATCTATATCAATTGGTTCTTATGATTACCATGCATTTCCTAACGTTTCAATTCCAGGTAAATGGGACCCAGGTTGGGGTTTAGGAAAAGATTTATATGTTAGATATGGCTCTACAGCAACCTCTATATGCGTTGATTGGAAAGTATATCTATGGGGTCAGACTTCAGGAAATCCTGTTTATATTAGAATGTTGGCAGAAGTAAATCCAATTAATTACACATGGACTCCAACTTATCAAGTAAGCGCTAATGCACCAGCAGGTGCAAGATATGGTGCTAGGTATACAACTAACGGACCTATTCAGCCTTTAAGTGTTCAAACTATTACTCAACCACCTGTTCCAAGCCCTACACCTAGTCCTACTGCAACCCCTACACCAACAATAACGCCAACGCCAACACCAGAACCAACACCCACTGAAACCAGTTCACCTAGTCCAACTCCCGTAGAACCTTCACCAACAAGTACCCCAACACCAACCCCAACAGAAACGCCATCTTCTACTCCTTCTCCTGAGCCAACTCAGACTCAAAATCCAGTTGAGCCAAATCCAAATCCAGAACCTGTCGAGCCAGAACCTGTCGCACCATCAGAAGAACCAGAGCCGGAAGTGACACAAGAGCTAGAACCAGAACCAGAAACTTCTTTTTCACCTGAACCAACTCCTATTGAAGAACCTGTTGACATCGTAGCAGAACAAGAACAAATTCAACAAGAGGCTTTAGAAGAATTTAATCCTGAGTACGAGTATCAATTAGATGAAATTATTCCTGCAGCAGATTTATTAGAAGAATTAAATGAAGAAGAAACTTTGGCTTTTCTTGAAGAGTTAGACCCAAATCAGCCAATTGAGTACGTAGAAGGCGTTATTATAGAAGCAGGAGTTGCAGTTGTATTTGAACAATTAGATAATCCTGCTGCTTTATTAGCAGAGGCCTTTGACAATCCGGGACAAGTATTAGAAGCGCTTGGTCAATTAGGCGCGGATATGACAGAAGAACAACGTGAAGATTCGCAGCAAGTAGTTGTTGCGACAGTCATCGTATCCCAAGTATTGGGAGCAATGGCCCTCACAACAACTCCTCCTGCTCCAGCACCATCAAGTGGTGGCTCTGGCGGCGGTGGCGGAGGAGGCGGTTCTGGTGAAGGTAAGAAAAAACTAAAACCAAAGAGCCGTAGAAAACCACAAAAGATAAAAAACCACAGGAGGATAAAGTGATAAAGGCCTTACTAAAGCCTTTTAAATGGGCCCTAAAGGCTCTAATTTCCCTGGTCAAATACATCGTCAACATTCCTGTAGCAATAGTTAAGTTCGTAGTAAAAGTCGTTAAAGCAATTGTCCAGGAATTTGTTAAAGTAGTAACTAGTTTTGCAGTAGGTATTTATAACCTAATTGCTTACGTATTAAAGAAACTATGGAAACTAGTTAAATTTATATGGGCTTGGTTAGTTGAAGCATTTGTAGAAACATTAAACCAACTATGGACTTTACTAGGCATGTTTGCAGCCTGGCTAGTTCTAGAGGGTAGTGCAAAGACAATAGTTGGATACGCAATCATGTTAACCCTTGCAATATGGCTAATCACAATAAGAATACGAAACGAAGAGGAATAATAATGGGAATGTACATTCAATGGAAAGACGATAAAAACACACAATCATTTAAACCCAAAGAGTGGGTTCCAATGGTTCTTAATGGTAAAGATGCAATAGTACCTACTCAAGAAGGTCATTGTTTTTGGGAAGCACAATTGCACTTAACATTGCCAAAAACGGGTAGACCAACCTATGTAAAAATGAATTACTCAAGAGACTACAAAGGTAAAAACGATACCACTGGTACTAATACTTACGCAGTTCCAGAAGGTATTGAATCTATTCAATTTACATTATCTTGGTTTTTTAATGCCAAGCCAGATACACCTATTTCTTGTATGGTATATCACAACGGAGCAACACCTATTGCTTCTGCAATCAGACAATTTAAAGGATTAATACTCTAAGGAGAGAAAATAATGGCAAAAGAAGTAAAGTTAGACGACGAAAAGAAAATGGGCGCAGTAAGCGGTATTAAAAATATTCTATTTAGAATAATCGCTGTATTTGCAGCTAATGGTCTTGGAGTTATTGGTGCTGGTGCAATTGTAGGCATTGACACTCTAAGTGCAGTTATTCTTGCGGGTACCCTTGGCGTAGCCACTGTGGTAGAGAAATTAGCAAGAGGCTTCATAGACGATGGTAGACTAGATATTGACGAAATCAATAGCGCTTTCAACTCAGTAGACAAGAAAGCTGAAAAGTAGGAGTAAATGCCTAAACACAAAAAGGAACCATCAAAGACTTTAAAAGCTGGTGGTGAACCTCACAAAGTTTACAAAAAAAATGGCAAAGTCATTGTTGACCACACTAAGAAAAAAGGTGGTAAATGGGACAAGATTAACTTGACCAAAATGGCTGACACCAAATCTGTTAAACAAGGTGTTAAAGAAGTAAAAAAGTGGCATAAAGAAAATCCACATAAAAAGGACAAGAAGTCTAAGTAAGTCGTTTACAAGTAGCGTCGTCTTCTGTGATAGGGTTCTATTATGGAAGACGACAGCATACTTTTAGAAGCCCATAGCGTGGTACGTGGCCCTCGTCAAGATAATTATGACCATCCACTAGATAACTTCACCAGAATCGCTAAATTATGGTCTGTAATCCTTGAAAAAGAGATAACCCCAGAACAAGTGGGTCTTTGTATGGTTGCTCTTAAAATATCTAGAGAAATTCATAGGCCCCAAAGAGATAACCTAGTTGATGGGGCTGGGTATTTTGAAACAGTTCACCTATTAAAAAGCGAGAGGATTAAGCGTTTAGCAAGTGAAGTTTTCCCTTTAGATGAATAATTAAAGGTATGTCTGAAATGAATCAACTTAAGAATATGGAAAAAGCCATTCCTAAAATGGGCTCAGCAGCTAAAGGTGTTCTTGGTTTAGTAATAGGTAGCGCCCTTGGTGGCGGAAGTAAATTTGGTAAAACTGAAACCTCTAATCGCATGGTTGATAGAGCTCATGCTGCCAATGTTGAAGATGAAATGAAAAATAGAGACACTGCTAGAGAACTTAAAAAAGGTAAACAATTTTCTCAATATAAAGCTGAAGAAGCAAAGCAGTCACATAATCAAGCTTTAGAAAAACAAAGATTTGAAGCCGATACAGTTCATGAATTTGCTACAAGATACCCACATGCTACAGAAATTAAACATGGCGGAACTTCAGTTAAATTTAGTAAAAGAGGTTCATCAAAGTCTGCGTCTGGCTCAACCCCATCAAAACCAAAAAATGCTAAAAAAACTTCTAACAAAAAAATTAAGTAATCAAGAGTTAAAGGTTGACAGAGTAGAGAACATTTCTAGAGCAAACACTAAAGATTTTAGAGATGCGGTAACCAGAGCTAAAGGCGCTGTAGATGGTATACCCACGGAAGCGGTACAATGGAACAACTGGAACGTTTAACTCAAGCTTTTAAAACTTCGACACTTAAACCAAAAACGGTAAAAGATTCAAGGTTTGGTATTAGAAAGCTACCTGTTAGTAAAGAAGACTCCAGAGTGTTTACCTATGGAACCCCAGGTAAGGGTCCTAACGGCGAGCATATCAACTAGAATAAGTATTTGACCGAAAGGATTTAAGTGGCGACCTATACCCCTAAACGACTTGGCACTATGCCAGTCCAATTGTCTACAAGTGGAACTTCAGCTTTATATACATGCCCAGCATCCACGTCAGTAATTATTAAAAGCATTATTGCTACTAATACTACGGCATCAAATGCTACATTAAACTTCTCCATAGTTAATACAGTTTCTGCAAGCTCAGCATTAATATTTGGCTTAACTATCGGAGCTAACTCAGTTTTAACAATGGATAATTTATCTGTTGTATTACAAGCAGGTGAATCTTTCTACGCCTCATCTGGAACAGCAAGTGCCATTACTTTGACAGTTTCAGGAGTTGAGATTTCATAATGGCAGTAATTATTTATGGTCCAGTTATTAACTCAGCTAATAATTCTGAGTATCAAGATATTTTAGTTTCTACTGTTGACCCTGTTGTTGGAAATGGTAAAGACGGAGATATTTGGTTTAAGTACACGCCTTAATTAATTTGGAGAATAATGCCAGGATATATAAAAGCAGGTGGAGCTTGGAAATCAGTTGCTACTACATACACAAAAGTTAACGGAGTCTGGAAACAAAACTTAACAGGCTTTGTAAAAGTTGCAGGTGCTTGGAAACAATTTATTGCTTCAGGTATTACTGACCTATTTAACAGAGCGAACGCTTCTGGAAGTCTTGGAACTGCAACTTCTGGTCAAGCTTGGACCAATTTACGAGGGGTCTGGAACATTGTTTCTAACCGTGCTCAAAGTTCTTCTGGTGGTAGTAACTACCCAATGGCCACTATTGACCTTGGAACTACTCAAAACGCAAACGCTACCGCTAACATTTCAGGTGCAGGTGCAGGCATAGCATTTTGGGTAACTGACACTAACTCTTGGTGGGTTGCAGCAACAGATTACAATTTAAACAATTATTCAGTAAATACTGGTTGTTCTACTTGTTGCTCATGTTGCATGATTTATGATTGCTTTAACGACTGCTGCCCTATTATTACTTATTGTGTTCCTTCAGGTAGATGTTCAAGTTGGAACTGCAACTGTTCTTCTTGCTGTACTTACGCTAATAAAACTGATAGATATCATTATTTAAAGATATTTAGGTCTGTAGCTGGTTCTATTACTAATCCTGTTACTACTAATTTATTGACTACAACTTTTGATGGACATAACGCAGGGTCGTACACTCTAATAGCTAGAATTAGATTATTTTTAACTAGCACCCTTATTACATTGCGTGGATACAATGCCTCTGATACCCAAATAGGCTCAGGAACTACTTTTGCTGCAGCAGGGGCTGCTCAAAGCAAATATGGCGTAGCTCTTGCCCCAGCAACTCAAAACTCATCTGACTCCGTAGATGATATAACAGTAGAGTTAGCGTAGTATATAGATATGACTGATATTCCTAATCGCCCAGCCAGACCTTGGGATATATTTAATAAAAACCTCAATAACATAGCTCCGGCTATTGCAGAGGAAAGAATTAACATATGCCAGTCTTGTGAGTTTTTTGTTAAAGCAACCCGTCAATGTAAAAAATGTGGTTGTTTTATGGATATGAAAACTAAATTGTTAAATGCTGAGTGTCCTGTTGGAAAATGGGGCCAAATAACAGTTTCTATAACAGAGGAGCAATAATGGCAGAATCTTTAGATAATCTTTTTAGTCAAAAAATGCCTTCATCAGAAAATATCGTTGTTGTAATTGTTGATAAGGCAGCTAATAAAGTTATTCAAAAAATTAGTGCTCATCCAGATTTTTATGCAAATATGAAAAAACTACAAGATGGAGAAGCTTTGGTCATTGCAGTAGATGACCCATACTCTGTTGAAGTAGGATACGACTACATACCAGACTAAGGAGAATAAAATGGCATTTGCAAACCCAACACCACAAGGTGCAAACCCAAAACCACCTCATAAGATTGCTTTTATCATTGATGGTGTAGTAGCTGATACTATTCACGTTCCAGATAGATTAGCGGCAGTTTTATTAAGCGAACCTAAGATGGTTCGTATTCCAGATGAATTAGAAACTGCAGTAATTCCAGGTTGGAAGTTTAATGACGAAGATGGGTTTATTGACGATAAAGAATGGCAATTAAGAAACGAAGATGCCGTTATGAGAGACCCTAACTTCCCTCGCGAATCAGACCCAGCTTAATTACTTATAGCGTTTTCTAACCCAAAAGTTATTTTTGTAATTACCTTTATGGTTATTTCTAGATTGCTTTAATGCTTTTGCAATTTTATCTATATTTAAATGCCAAGTGCTTGTCCAATTTGCTCTTTTTATTGGGAGTACCTGAGCAATAGGGGTTCCTTTAGGAATTGTTCCTGTAAAACCTTTCTTTAAAAAGATAGGTATGTTTCCAGGAGTATGCCATTTATCAGAGTCCATAATTCCTGATACAGCCATAAATGGTAAATCAAATCTGTTAAATGGATGAGTTACTAAAATGCTCCACCCTCTTGGGGTTTTATAACCAACTTTAAGATAAATAGCAATTCCTTCGTGAGAATATCCTTCTGGTACTGCCATGTGCTTACCTAATTCTAAAGGTCTTAGATGTAAAACCTGTTCATCTTCATCCCACCTAAACTGCTTAACTCCATTGTCATCTACAAATATATGTAAGTCTTGGTCCAGTCTAACAACCCATCCACTTGACATAGCATCAAAATAAGGCATACAAGCCCTTAAACCAGCAGTCTCGCCATCAGACAGAGTTAATTCAGATTTCTTGTACCACTCTGGAATAAATCTATGAGCTGGAAGTGGGGACAACACATTCTTATGGTCTGGGTAGTGAAAGAAATGAATTACTTTTTTCATAACCCCATCCTAGCAGTAAGTTTGTGTTGGGCGTGAAAACGGCTGCTAATCTAATTAGAATTGACCTATGGCGAAATCTGAAGCATGGCAACGCAAGGCGGGTAAAAACCCCAAAG